TCGAACCCAAAACGAGGACTCTCATTCTTCTTCAGTAATCGCTCCAGCTCTTTAACACGTCTGGGACTTTTTCGATGACGCTGTCGGGTGTGGGTTGGTGATGGAATCGTCCGTCGGTCGATCGACCGTTCGTGTAGTGATCGGCGAACTGTTCCTTCGTCACCGGTGCCACGCTGTCGTCGTGACAGTGGCTGAAATTGTTAATCTTGTTGAACACGTGATCGGTCGACCCGAACGATGAAAAGTGCCATCCGGCGTGTTGGGCGTATGGGAAGTGCCAACGCTTGTCTCGGAAAAATTGCGGCACGACGTGTTCGCCGTCCGAGAACAATTTGTAGCGAGCCATGACAGTTCCGAACCACGGCTCGACGACTTGCATCCATTTCAGACTGTACTCGAACGCATACATGTGGGCAGTGACGACGACCGCACCCTCGGGCATGACCCCGACCCAATCAATGGATGGGATTTCATCCACGTCACCGATCATGACGAAATCTTCCGGTTGTAAGTCGAGTTGATCCAACCCTCGAGTGATACAATTCCGTTGATGCTTCTCGCGCGCCCACGGATCGTCACCCTCGGGATTGTCTTCCACCACGATATGTACGATCTTGTCCGCCCACTCCGCGAAATCATCCTTGTTGTCGGCGTAGAACAACGGTTTGTCGTTTCCCCGGAAGGTCTTTGTTGATTCCACGAGCACGAACTTATCAACCTTCGGTGACAAATACTCCAGACGCTTCCGAAGGAGTTCGAGTTCGTTGTAAAATGTGAAACAATCGACGACCGTCATGATGTAACTTAAAAACTATCGAGTTGTTTAAGTCAACCATGATACCCAAAGTCATTCACAAGGTATGCATCGTCGATGGAGGTAAGATGCCCACCTTCCCGGACGGACTGAAGAAAGCACTCGAGACGTGGTATCGGAAAAACCCTGGATACAAAATCAAGATGTACTCCGGGGACGATTGCGTGCAGTACATCAAAGACAATTTCGACGATCGCGTGCTCGAGGCGTATGAGAGACTGAAACCCTACTCGTACAAGTGTGACCTCATGCGCCATCTCATCATGTACAAGGATGGCGGGTGGTACAGCGATCTTCGTCAGGTGTGTTTACAGTCGCTCGATGTGTTTTATGACAACGGGCTCAAAGAATACTACACGAGCACCGACTGTCCGCCGAACCAGATGTGTCTGTACACGGCGTTCATAGGGTCGGTGCCAGCGCATGCTATTTCAAAAAAAATGATCGACCTCATATTGTGGAATGTCGACCACAATCATTACGGTCTTGACTGTCTCTATCCCACGGGACCGGGGGCGTACATGAACGCCGCGGTGGACTACCTTCGAGCCCACCCGTCGCGTGTGATGGTCGGTTCGCACGGAAGCGACGAACACGTGCGCTTTGGGAACGTCACCTTCGTCAAATGTAAGTACAACGGCGCCAAAGGTGCCGACAACTCCGACATGCCCGGAACAAACGACTACGGGGTCATGTGGAGGCGGCGTGACGTGTACGGAGCTCGTTGTTAAACCTAGATAGTCCCACCTCGACATGCCCAGAGTGTAAATAATTAAAACATTTTGGTGACTGCAAAGCTCTGGACAAGAGCTCAAACGTACTCAACGCGCACTTGTGGATGTGGCGTCGAAGACACGTTGGGTGATCTGCCCGTAGTGCGTCTTTGTAGTCCACGCAGAGTCCACACGACGGAATGTTCATGGGTCAACATGTGAGGACGACTGGCTTCATGTGACCCACCCTCGTCTGTGTGTCGACGAAGATTCCAAACCCTGCATCTGCGAGATTTAGGCAAAACGAAACGTCTTCGGATGACATATCTTGACACGCAACACCCTTATGTGATTTGAATTCGATGAGGGGACGATGAAAATAAGGGTAAGTTAATTTCGGACTGTGGAAAACCTCGCGACGAACCGCGAAAAACCCCATGCCGGCGTACGCGACTTTGATGTAGCGATCCGTCGAATCGCTTAGCTCTGACTTTGTCATGAAATGAAACGTGCCGTCGCGACCCATCTTCTCCATGTCCCAATCTTTCACGACCGCCAAGTGAACGTTGTCTTGCATGATGTACGGACCACACACGACCGGGTATTTCTTCGTATTCTCGAGCATGGTTTCGACCTGTTGGGGTGTGAACATGACGTCGGAATCGATCGTCATCCACACATCGAATTCCATTCCATTAAACGGTACCTGATCGCGTCCGCGAAGGACGTTCAGACCTAACGTCTTCATTCGACAAAACGGCACGAACGAACTTTGCGCGTTGATCATGGAGATTTGGTACCCACGCGACGTGAGATACACGATCGTGTCGGACCAATTTTTCAGGAAATCACCGGAAAATGTGCTTCCAGGGAACGCGAAGATGACCTTCATCATCATTCCTCGAGCATATGTTTGACTTTTTCTCTATTTTCTAAGTGTAACGCTTCGACGTCTTTTTTGTTTTGTCCGACGTACGGGACGGCGAACCCTTCGTCGCACATGTGTTTGTTGATGTTAACTTTCGTATCACCGTCGACGTACCACACCTCCGCCAACACCCGACCGAATTTACCGCGACTGTCGCGCTCCTTGCACCGCAACTCCAACCACGCGTTTTTGTTATCCTTGGACTTTTGGACGAAATCCTTCAGAACCTTCTTGGACAACAACCCGAATTTCTTCTCAGTCTCATCCCTGGTGCGAGATTCCGGGGTGTCGATTCCCAACAGACGCACGCGTTGTTTTGTGAGCGTGTCGAAGCCCAAGTCCAAAACGACGTCCATTGTGTCGCCGTCCACGACGCGCTCCACGGACTTGACTTTGTATATGAATCCGCACTCTCCCTGATCGTACATGTGTTGTTGTACCCTGAGAAAAGAAAAGCATGAGCAGCAGATCATGTAATATCACAACCTAAATCTAAACCGATCGAAAAAATGCACGGTGTGTCTGAACTGGTAATACACGACCATGCACACGGCGTCGGCGATGTCGTGTTTGCGTTCCCACGGACACTCCAGGTGTTTGATGTAATGCGAAGCTATCTTCTCGACTCGTTCCTTCCGCTCTTCGTAATTCAGATGTCCCATCCCAAAATGTGCATGCAATGAATTCGGTGACACCAACACGACTTTCGATTTGTGCATGAAATGCATGAGCACCTCGATCGCTTTGAGACCGTGGGGTGGTTGACGTTCGATGAGCACGACGTCCGCAGCGTCGAACAGGAACGCGTGGTCTTCGCAGAATGCGGGAACGAGATCGACGAGTTCATTGGAGTCCGTGGCGAATTTATATTCCTCGAGGGACACCTTCTTTATGATTTCAACTTTGACGTCGGGTTTACACTCGGCATAGCAAATGCCGACGTTGTGATATCCGATATCGATAGCTAATATCTTCATCTACTATAAGTCTCATGTTTCTATTGCTCTGCAAACCCGCACTTGTTCCACCACCCTACGTAGGAATCGACTACTGTAGGGTGGTCGAAGCTCGACCGAGCGCCGTCGCCGGATCGACCTATGAAATCACAGTCATGGATGCGCCTAAAATTTACGTCGACGACGACTCCGTGACCAAGTCCGGATTCTTCAGTACGATGGCGTCGTCACCCTCCTCCGGCGGCGTGTCTGGCAAATCAACCTCCTTCAAACCCTTCGACTCAAATTCCTTGAAGACGCGAAGGGAACCCTCGAGACGATAGATCTCAGCGGTCAAGCCGTTGATCGCTTCGATGATCTTCTTGATATTTTCTTCAACGTTGACGGTCGGCATGATGGGCAATGTGAATTAGAAAGGGTATTATTCTTTAATAACAAAAATTTATTGATCTTCTTCGTCTTCATGATCACGATCGTGGTCTTCATCATCGTCGTCGGAAGATGACGAGTCGTCGTCTTCGGGTTCATCGTCGACTTGGATTTCGTGCTTGGAAGACCGAATTTTTTTGGGCGGCGGTGTGAAGGCACTCCGCGTGACGGTCGCTACCGTCGGAGTTTTCGGCTGTTCCTCCTGTTGTTTCCTCTTCGGCGGGCGTCTTGGTGACGTCGCCGGTGAGACTTCGGGTGTCGGCGTGGTCGCTCGAGGTTTTCTTTGGTACTTTCGAGGACTTGCAGGGGTTTTCTTCGCCGTGTCGTCGGCACCGTATATGACGGACAGCACCTGTTCTCGCGTGAGTCCGCCCTTCTCGAGTCGGTCGAGCCATTGGAAAAGGAATGAACTCTCGTTCTTCGCGGATAGGTAGTACGCGCGAAGGAGTCCGAGGTCTTGGGCGGAGAACTTTCTCGCCTCGGAGACAGCCTTCTTGAAGTAACGAGTGTTGATGATGTTTTCGGTGATGGTAGACATGATGCGTCGGATTCTGACGACTTTCGATTTTCTGAGTTCGTTTATAATGTGTTGAAATTGAAATTTCAATTTTTTACTCAAGACCGTTTAAAGCCGATACGAGCATGTTCGAGCGTTTGGGGATCACGCGCGCGGCGTTGCACGCCGAGCAACACACACCGTGCATACACGGTTGCGCGTCGTGTCTGTCCTTCTGATCCACGAGGGGTCGGCGACAATCCGGGAAACAGCAGACATGTATGGTGGCGTGCATGGTGAAAAAGATTCGCGCGTTCGAAAGTGAGGTGCCGAGTGGGCATAAACGTTTGAAAATATTTTCGGGTATGGTTCGAACGGTTTTAACGGCGAGTGGGTGTATTGTTTACGATGGTCCGATAAGTGAAATTAAAAAAGAACTCACAGTACGTCCCATCACGGACAACAAAGACTATGGAGGTTTTCCAGCACCACCTTTCAAAGTTTTTCGTCTCGCGAAAAAAACAGGTGGTATATGCGTCCCCAAGTTTTACGCCCAAACTAAATTCGGAACCCCCGACGAAGACAAAAGAATCGTTCCCCGTCGCTGTCCTATCAAATTCACCGGAGTCCTCAGGGACACGACCCATCAGAATGCCGCAGTTGATTCAGCTATTAAGGCTTCTTCTGGGCTCCTCAGTCTCCCATGTGGGTATGGGAAGACAACGTGCGCGCTGGCGATAGCCGCGCGACTCGGGTACAGAACCATGATTGTCGTCCACAAGAGCTTCCTCGCCGATCAGTGGCGAGAACGCATCGCGCAGTTTTGTCCGGGGGCGACCATCGGTGTCGTGCAAGGTCCGAAACTCGACGTCGAGGCGGATTTCGTGATCGCCATGTTGCAGAGTCTGAGTCAGAAAGAATACTCGACCGAAGATTTCGCATCCATTGGAACGTGCATCGTGGACGAGTGTCATCACATATGCGCCCGGTCGTTCAGTCGGGCACTATTCAAACTGAATCCTCGACATTTGTTTGGTTTGTCCGCAACACCCGACAGGAAGGATGGACTCCGGAAAGTCATGGAATTTTTCATGGGTCCGTGTTTCTTCCAAGTCGAACGAAAAAATCAAGAGAACGTCGAAGTGTTCACGCTCGCGTTCACACACGAGATGTACAAAGAGGGACCACCGCTGACCCGACAGGGGAAGGTATGCCTGGCGAACATGATAACCATGCTCGTGGAGTTGAAGGATCGAAACGCATTCCTGATCAAGACCATCAAGGAAGCTTCCAAGGGTACGCGTCGATTACTCGTTCTCACGGACAGACGATGGCACTGTGAATATTTACACCAAGCGTTCCCGAAGACGTCTGGGTTGTACATGGGTGGAATGAAACAGCGTGACCTCGAGGCGTCGAGTGAACAGAAGATCATCTTCGCAACTTTTGCACAGGCGCACGAAGGTTTAGACATTCCCGCGTTGGACACGGTTCTCCTGGCTTCACCGAAATCTGACATCACCCAATCGATCGGTCGCATCATGCGCGAGACCAAGGGAAAGAAGAATCCACCTTTCATCTACGACATCAGAGACGATTGGAGCATGTTGGTGTCCATGTTTTACAAACGCATGAAAGTCTACCGCGCGGGTGGTTTCAAAATTCACACGGCGAAAGGATGTAATAGCTCCGCCACGTCTCAGCCCGACGTGCCGAAAGGGTTTGCATTTAATTTCTAGTTTTGTATTAGTAAGAGATGTCTATCATCAGTCTCGCGAGCAAAGGCATTCAAGACACGTTCCTGTTATCGGATGATTTGGGACACAGCCCTTTCAGATCCAAGTTCACGCGACACACGAATTTCGCACAGACCCCGAAATATTTGAAGGACATCACCCAACAAGACACGAGCATCAAGATTCCGATCGTCGGTGATTTGATCAACGCCGTGTGGTTCGAGGGCACGGACATCGCCACGAAATTGTTCAAGGGATCGACCATCGATCTGTACATCGGCGGTGTGAAGATCGACAGTCACAAGTACGAATACCTGACGGACATCTGGCAGATTTACCTGTCCCCGACGTGGACGCGCTCGCAAGAGATGAATAACCCGGTGTCGACGACGACCAAAGGATTCGTACCCCTCCAATTCTTCTTCTGTGGAGGCATGAACGGTGGATTTTTGCCACTCGTCGCCATGCAATTTCACGAGGTGGAGATTCGAGTGAATCTGGACGACGCGTACGTGTCCACGCTCACCGCGGACGAACGCAAGGCTCGGTGCTATTGCAACGCGATCTTCTTGGACACAGACGAACGACAAAGTCTCGTGTCTCGGCAGATGGATTTGGTCATCACTCAGGTGCAATCTCTGTCGTCGGACGTCTTGGACACGGTGACCAATAACGTGAACGAAATCGGTGGGAATAACTCGATCGATCTGTCCTTCCTGAATCACCCGGTGAAAAGTCTGTTCTTCGGGTACAACACCCTGTCGAGCGATGAAGAGAACGACCGATTCACGTTTTTGAACGCGGACATCGTGATCAACGGCGAACCGCTCGTTGAGAAGATGAGTCCCATGTATTTCCACACCGTGCAGACGTATTACAACTGTCCGTACGGGATCATTCAGTTCGACGAGGACAACGACTGTCCGTTTTACACCAGATATTTCAGCTATCATTTCGCCCTGAACCCAGAACAATACAAGAGCAGTGGTTCACTGAATTTCAGCAGACTCGACAGCGCCAAGCTCGTCCTTCGAGGTGTGGAGAAAGGCGTGAACCGCCCGTCCAATCAGGCACTCACCGTCATGGCGGTCTCGTGGAATGTGCTATCCATAAAGGATGGCGTCTGTGGGTTGCGATTTTCTTCGTAGGTACTAGTAGTGACACATGCCGTTCGTCGGTTCCGTCGGTAAGTTTTCGCAGGTGTTCGTGTCCCGCCTCGATCCTCAGAACGTTGAGGCGGGGCAGAATGTGGACAACATCATCTGTGGTGACTTGGAGGCGTCGAATGTCCTTTCAGCGAACATCGGTCTCGCGGGCGTGCTCGATCCCGTGCACACGTTCGAGATGGGCGTGCCGACACCCGAATTATACATGGACGATGGACAAGAAGTCGTGTTGACCGTACCAGACAAGGCGGCGTTTTTCAACAGAGCGTTCATCGGATCGCAGTTGGGTGTGGAAACGAGCAACCCGACGCACGCGTTCGACGTCGGTGCGAACAACGAATTTTTTATCGATACCGTGGCGGGTGCCACGAACTTGCTCGTCGCGAACGGGAACGTCACGGCACAGAACATCACGTCGAACAATCGATTGGTCGTCGGTGTGGATGAAGAATCCACGAACATCATCACCATAGACGCCAATGGTGAGACCGCGATGGACGTTCAGGGGAACGTCATCGTTCAAAAAATTACAGCCACGGATGGTCTGTCGTTCGGTTCAAACATTCAGTTGAACGATACCGGCAATCCAGTCATGCAACTGTACGGGAACGTCGAGACCGTCAGTAATGAATTCACAATCACAGGGAACCTCGTGGTTAACGGAAATGTCATTATCACAGATCTCTCGTCATACACGTCCTCGGTCAATTTAGCCGTCACCGATGCGGTGATTTCCATGGGTGAGAACGGTGGATCCGGTCTGGACACGGCGCTGATTTACGACCAAGCGAACGAGAGTAATGTTTTCGTCGGGTATTTGCACGACGTGTCCGATCCCTCGAGACTGGTGATAGGTCGAACAAATCGCGGTCCCGCGGACGTGCAGATCGTTCCCACGAGCGATGAAGTGAACGTGTACGTGATAGGTCGAATGTACACGTCCAATGTGTTGGCTGCGGCGAACACATCACCCAATCACAATTTTGCGGTCGGTAGTAACCTTTGGGCACACGACACCGCGGCTGAAAAATTACACGTCCAAGGGAACGCGTTCGTGACGAATCTCGTCGTCGAAAATTCCTTGGAACTCGGATCGAACATCGTCATCGACGACGTCGCGGACAACGTCGTGACAATCACTGGCACCACGGTCACGGGCATTCTTTTAGCCGAGACCCGAGTGGGGATCGCCAATACGAATCCGCAACACACACTGTGTGTCGGGAGTAATTTACACATCAACGAAACAGGGGCGAATGTCGTCGAGTGTCACGGAAACACGGTGTCGACTCGACTCACGGCGATGAGTAACCTCGCGGTGGGACGATACACGGGCGACGAAAAGGCACACATCGAAGGTAACATTCGTCTCGGTGGAACCAAGGGCGTGGACGCGAACTCGAACTCGTCCATCCTGTCCACCGGACAAATCATCATCCACGCCAACGATTTCGGGACCGATGCGTCGTACACAGATCTCATCATGAAATCTGGTCCGACGACATCCAACGTCTCTTCGATCGAGGTCAAAGGAAGCAACAGCGACAGCGCCACGCAAAAGATTGTCTTCAAGACGAAGAATGCGGAACGCGCGGTCATCACATCGAGTGGGAACATAGGTCTCGCCAACACCGCGCCAGTGGAACGAGTCACCATCGGCGGTGGAAACGTGCTCGTCACGGGTTCGAACGCCTTCATCGCCGGTCAACAATTCGTGAGCGGGTCGGTGTCGACCCAAATGTATTCCGATTTAGCGACGAGTCGCGGTCACATTCAGAGTCGAGTCGGGAGTGGACAGAGTCTAAACTTTAGCGTGACGAGTGGGGCGACGATCGGGTCGCCAAGGATGACCATCACGGATACCGGACGCGTGGGTGTGGGGTCGACGAGCCCGGAGGCGTTGTTCCAAACGAACGGATCGGCGTTCATCAATCCACAAGTTGTCCTTCGTAACAGTTTCGTCCACGGCGACGCCCCGCTCACGGTGACGAATCCGAGCGTGACGAGTCAAGACGATGTCATGCGCACGGCGCTCAACCTGTGTCGTCAAGGATTCGGGACGATTTTCGGCTCGAAGGCTGAATTTCAATTGGGTCGATACGCGAACGGGGGCGCCGGGAACGATTCTCGCACGCGTATGGACATCAATCTGTCCAACGGATCGTACGACAGTCGAAATATCATGACCCTTCGCGGGGACAACAAAGTTGGCTTCGGCACGCACACGCCTCTGTCCAAGGTTGACATTCGAACGTCCGGGAACAGAAATCACATCGGGAACGGTCTGTTGGTGTTCAACCCGATCGATCAAGACGTGGACGAAGACGCCATCATCACCGTGCAAGTGCGCGAAGATTCGGGCGACGCATTCACGTCCTATAGCATTTGGAACGGGTCCACCGCGTACGGGGGATGGTCCGTCGGGGTCGAGAACACCTCGAACGTGTTGGAGAGACACAAGAATTTCAGAA